ATAATAAACAATATAAGTAGATTGGTTTATGGACGTGGTTTAAGTGCGTTAGATGCAAGTAAAAAGCCAAATGAGTACGCTCAAATGATGGCTTTATTACATCCTGATTGCGTTCGTAAATTATTTATCGATAGAAAGATGTTAGGGCAGTGCTCTATTCAGATACATTACTCTAAAGACCGTAAAAGAATTTTAAAGGCTTACCACATGCCTGTTAATTTATTACGTGCTGAAAAGTGTAATAAAGACGGTGAAGTAGAGGGATATTATTATTCAGATAACTGGCAAGACGTAAAAAAATACGCTCCGAAAAGAATACCTGCTTACGGATTCTCAAACGAGCAAATAGAAATACTTTATATAAAGCCTTACACGGTAGGAATGAAGTATTACGCTTACCCTGATTATCAAGGAGCTGTTCCTTATGCTAAACTTGAGGAAGAAATAGCAGACTATTTGATTAATGAAGTACAACAAGGATTTGCTCCGACTACTGTCGTTAATTTTAATAATGGAATCCCTACCGAAGAACAACAAAGCATCATTACAAACAAGGTAAACGCACAATTAACGGGTTCTAAAGGATTAAAAACTATTGTAGCATTTAATGCAGATGAAACTAAAAAAACAACTGTTGATTCATTACCTTTAAACGATGCGCCTGAACATTATTCGTATTTAAGTGAGGAGTGTTTGCGTAAAATTATGTTAGGGCATAATGTAACTTCACCTTTATTGTTTGGTATTGCAACTTCAACGGGTTTCTCGAGTAATGCTGATGAACTTAAAAATTCAAGTATTTTGTTTGATAACATGGTTATTAAACCTATGCAAGATGAGTTACTTGAGGCGTTTGATAGAATATTAGCTTACAATGGTATTTCTTTAAAGTTATTCTTTAAGACTTTGCAACCTTTGGAGTTTGTTGATTTAGAGAACGCTCAAACTGAAGAGCAAGTAGCAGAAGAAACTGGCACGGAACTAAGTGCGGTTAACACTTTAATGGAGTTAGGCGAAGACGAGAATCCTGAATGGATATTAATAGACGAACACGAAGTAGACTACGACACGGACGAAACGGATAACGAATTACTAAGCAAAGAACCTAAACAAAGTTTATTATCTAAGGTTGTTAATTTAGTTTCAACGGGTGACCCACGACCTAATTTAAGAAGCTCACAAGATCAAGTAATAGACGGTGTTAAATTCATTACTCGATATATTTATGCAGGTGAAGAAAAGGAAAATGGTAGGGAGTTTTGTAAAAAAATGATGTCACTTGCTAAACAAAAAAGAGTTTACAGAAAAGAAGACATTATAAAAATGGGAAGTCAAGCGGTTAACCCGGGGTTTGGAATTGATGGAGCTCCTACATATTCAATTTGGTTATATAAAGGCGGTGCTAATTGTCACCATAGATGGAATAAAAGAGTTTACGCAACGCTTTCTGGTAAGGCTTTAGATATTGATAGCAAAGAAGTAAAGCAAATTGCAGGCGCAAAAGCTGCGAAATTAGGTTATGTTATTAAAAACCCAAGTTTGGTAAGTCAACGACCGATTGATATGCCGAATCAAGGATATTATAGAAAATAAGATGGCAGAGGCATTACTTATAACAAGAGATGACATCGTGAAGTTTACAGCCATGAATGGCAATGTAGACACGGATAACTTTATTCAATGGATAAAGGTCGCTCAAGATATTCACATTCAAACATACTTAGGCACTAAGTTATTGGACAAAATAAAAGATGATATTGTAAACGATGATTTAGGTGGTAATTATTTAACGCTTGTAACGACGTATATAAAGCCTATGCTGATACATTGGGCGATGGTTGAATACTTACCCTTTGCGGCTTATACAATCGCTAATAAAGGCGTATTTAAACACAATTCAGAGAACGCTACAAACGTAGAAAAAGACGAAATTGATTTCTTAATAGAAAAAGAGCGTTCAATAGCTCAACACTACACGGAAAGATTTATTGATTACATGAGTTTTAACCAAGACTTATTTCCTGAATACAACTTAAATTCAAATGGGGACATGTATCCAGACACACAAAATAATTATTTTGGATGGTTCATTTAAAGAAATACAAGCCTAAGGCTGAAAACATTAAAAAATTACAAATTTATTTAAACAAAATAAATGGCGGACGTAAAGATAAGTCAACTAACAGCGAAAGCGGCAAAGGTTGAAAGCACAGATAGAATTCCAATAGCAGACTTTAATGGTACTACTTACGACACTAAGTATGTAACGGGTTCGGAAATTAACGAAGTTAGCTTAGATACTTCGCCTCAATTAGGTGGTAATTTAGATGTAAGCACTTATAAAATAAAATTCAACGGAACTGCTGGTAGGATAATATTTGAAGATTCAAGTAATTTTTTAGCGCAGAGTGGTAATTTCTTTTGGGATAATACAAACTCACGTTTAGGAATCGGAACAAACACACCTTCACATAAGCTTCATGTAAATGAAAGTGTAAATGGGGAAACACGAATACAAGTTTCTAACACAAATACAGGGACAAGTGCTTCGTGCATTACAATAAACTCAACAACTGGGAACAGATATATAGCTTCTTTACAATACGGAGCCAGCGTAGCAGGAACTTATATAGGGATCACAGCCGCTGGTTTATCTATTTTAGAATCGGGAGCTGACTCAAGTGGGTTAGTTATAAATTCATCTAATTCAAGTTCTGGAACTTCATTCATAGCTTTTGCAACTGCAAATAGTGAGAAAATAAGAATTGATAATGGAGGTAATTTACATATAGGAGGTACTGCTGCGGGAACAAGTGCTGCTAAAGTTTTAGTTCAACATACTGGAACAAGCCCAGGTTCTTCACCTGCTGATGCTTACCAACAATATTCAGCTGATATAACAGCAGGGAATGCGGCTCCGCATTTTAGAACAGAAAACGGAAATGTTGTTAAGTTATACCAACAATCAAGTGCTGGAATAACAACAGTTTCTGATTTGGTTACGATATTACAAAATTTAGGTTTATTATCTTAAAAATATATTATGGCAATTTTAATTAAAGCAACAGAAAACAAAGCGATTAAAATATCTGGAACTGATATAAATATAAATGAGGTTTATGGGCGTTTAGAGTTCGTAGGGCGTTCAAACGGAATTAATTTAGAGATAGGTATAGTAACTTATTCAAACAAGGCTACATTTGAAGAAAATAAGCCTATTTATACAGATGTAGAATCTCGTCCTTTAGTAGCCACTTTAGAAGCTGGCGAAGCACAAAGCATAGACACAGCTCATAAATATGCTAAACTTGCTTACGAGCAGTTAGGATATGAGGTTGTTATTGACTTAAATTGAACAAAACACGAATCACTAAGTTAATAAAGTATGGCAAATAGTAACGGATGGGGTGACGGAGCAGCAAACAACGCAATAGGTTGGGGGCAAGGTGCTAATAACGCTATTGGTTGGGGTGATATACACGCTAAAAGCTATGCGGGTTTAACTGATATTGTAGGTGTTGCTGCTTTTACAGGAATTTTAGATACTTATTCAGGTGCTTCAGCAGCTTATTCGGTTAGAAGATTATCTTCAACATATACGGGTAATTTGATTAGAGTTAGAAGGTCAAGCGATAACACGGAGCAAGATATAGGATATGATTCAAATAATGTTTTAGATGAAACAGCTTTACTTTTATTTGTTGGTGCTGGTAATGGTTTTGTAACTACGTGGTACGACCAAAGTGGTAATGCAAATAATGCCGTTCAAACAACTGCAGCAAATCAACCACAAATAGTTACAAGCGGTGTTGTTAATAAAATTAATTCAAAAACTTCAATATCTTTTGATGGAACAAATGACCAATTTACTTTAACAAGTATTATTAATGTAAGTAGTTCTAATTATAATTCATTTGTTGGTAAACGAGACGCAAGTTCAAGAAGATTATTGGGTTTATCTTCAGATGCAGGAGCTGGTCAATATTTATGGGCTTTATATAATGACAATAATTATTATTTGCAAGCTAAATCAACTCAATATCAAGCAAGTTTATCAACTGACAGCACAACTTCACAATTATTATTAACGGGTTTAAACGATGCTGGAACAATGTCTATGTTTAAAAATGGAAACACAATATCATCAAGTGCTACAAATTTTAGTATAACTATGAAGGCTAATACAATAGGAGTGTATTCTTTTACTGGAAATAATTGTCATGGTCATTTACAAGAAATTATTTTTTATAATTCATCTCAATCAAGCAATAGAACGGGAATAGAATCAAACATTAATACTTATTATTCAATATACTAATGGAAATTGTAGGATATAAATATACGAATGAACAAGATGCTATTAATGCAAGAGAGCAAATAGATTCTTATTATGGTATTCCAGTTTCACCAGATGACGTTACGCAAAATTGGGTTAACTATCAAACAGCTGAATATGATACTCCAATATTTTGGTATATTATTTTTGATGATAGTTTAAAAGCTGTTTTAGGAGAACCAGAAACTTTTGAAGTAACAACACCACCATTCCCACCAATAGAAAATTAATTACAATGATTGATATAACCAAATTTTTAGAAATAATTAAAAAGCAAGGCGCTACTGGAGTACTTGCGTTATGGTTATGGTATACGCATAGCGAAGTTCAGGAATTAAAACACCGCCTTTACGACTGTTACGGAAAAGGCAATAGTTCCGCAGTTCATCAAGATGTAAACGATACAAGTAAATACGCTGTAATACCAAAAGACGAAATAAACGAAGAATGAGTTACGACTGGTTAAAAAAACAAAAGGCTCCGAGAATATTAGTTCAGGCAGTTAAACAACTTGGAGTTAAAGAGTTTGTAGGTAAAACGCATAATCCTATAATATTAGGGTGGGCTAAAGACTTAGGTTTATCAAATGTTTACACGAATGATGAGATACCTTGGTGCGGTTTGTTTATAGCTTACTGCGCAAAGTCCGCGGGGCTTCAAGTAGTTGAGCGTCCGTTATGGGCTTTAAACTGGAATAAATACGGAACTAAAGTAACTGAACCAATGTTAGGCGATGTTCTTACATTCAAAAGAAATGGAGGCGGACACGTAGGAATTTATGTAGGTGAAGACCAAACGCACTATCACGTGTTGGGTGGTAATCAAAACAATTCAGTAAGCGTTTCACGTATCGCTAAGAATAGATTGAATCAGGCACGTAGAACAGCATGGAAGATAGCGCAGCCTTCAAACGTGCGCAAAGTGCATTTAGAGCCAAAAGGAGTAATAACAACAAATGAAGCATAATGGCAAAGAAAAATTTAAAAGTAGAAGTAGATACCGAAAACATAGACGTTAAGGTTGAACGCAAAGACGGAGAAGTAAAAGTAGATTACGATTCTAAGAATTTAGATGTAAAGGTTGAGAAGACTGCCGAAGGGTCTGAGGTGAAAGTTGAGGCTAACGGCGGTTTTTTCAAGTTAGTAGGAAAAATATTAAAAAAAGTTTTGTTACGTAGAATAAAATAATATCTTTGTACTGATTTTTGCATATTTCATAATTTTAATTGTTAGGAAACCTCTACTTCGGTAGGGGTTTTTTAGTTTATAGAATTAAGAATTAAGAAACACTCCTATTGGGTATATATGTATAAATGAATTAAATTTCTAAGAGATACCCCCGTAAGCAATTATTGCTGATTCTTAATTCTGAAAAAATATTTTGTTAAAAATGTAACATTATATTTAAAAGAATAGTATATTTGCTCAACACAATTAAATATTTAAACTATGAAAAATTACTTTTACGACTTGTTAGACCAAGTTACCCCAGCGAATGAAGAACATAAAGACATTTTAAGGTGCTTTTTAGGCTTTTTCCCGCTACTTCTTGTAACGATTGGTGCATTGTATTCACTTTTAATTTTTATGCGATGAGAACGAAGAAAAACACGAAACCAACTTTTCTTGAAATAATTAACTATTGGCACGACCAAAAGAAAAAGAATTTAGGTAGGTTTAACATTGAACTTTATATGCGTATTTGTGAGGCTAAAGCCTATAATGTAAGATTTGATGAAAACAATAATATGATTAGAATATGAAAGCAAAAGAAGTTACAGCGGTGTTCGAATGGACGAATGAATCCGTCTTATTGCAGCAAATAGAACGTTTAAAAGAATTGCTTTTACAAGGCAAAGAATATCACGAGGATGTTTACGATAAAATGAACCTTCAGTTTATGCAGAAATACGAAAGAATGCGTAGCTTTAAAGTAATTAACCATAACGAAATAATTATAAAATCAAACGTATGAACCAAGATCCTAAAAAGTTCGCTGTTGAATTAGTAGATAAATTCTATGTAGGACTGCATATTAAAGACTATAAGACGGCACGCAACTGCGCTATATTTACTTGTCACCAGCGTATCCAGGAAACGCTTACATTAACACGGATTAAGTTTTTAAAAGAAGTTATAACAGAAATAGAAAAGCTATGAAAAATTATAGAGTATGGTTAGAAGATTCAGTGGATCCAAATGGTGGTTTTTGGTGGTATTGTTTTGATAATGGTGATGGATATTTAAGGCAAGTTGATTATGATTACACTGGCAAAGAAAATGAACTTGACACTTTGCAACAATATATTGAGTGGGATTATAAAATAGAAAAGCTATGAGAGTTCTTATATTGTACAACCCTAAGCAAAAGATTGACTATCGTAAAATAAAGCAATGGAGGGTTCGTGTTAACGTAGCGAATGGATATTATAAAAACCCTGAAAACGATGTATAGATACGTATTAAAAAAAGCAATTTTAGAAACTAACCCTGAAACTTGGTTAAGTTATTATCGTGCTACTTATTCAAATGGTATTCGTGAAATGGATGAGTTTTATCAACTTGATGAATTAATACCAACAATTTTAGAAGAAAATCATTTTTGATTAAAAAATAATTATTATATTTGTAATTGTTCGAGCAGGAACTTTTAAAAACATTATTGAACGTCTTTAGACAAGTAGGGCTGCTCCCCGAAAGTTTAAAGGCGTTTTTCATTTTAGAGCAGTAAATATGAAAACAGGATTTATTTTACACTTAGACAGTTTGTCGGTATTAGATGAACTAACAAACGAACAAGCAGGAATTTTATTTAAAGCGATTCGAGATTATAATTCAGGAAAAGAACCTGAGTTAGATTTTGCGATGCGTATGGCTTTTATTCCGTTTAAAAATCAATTTGAACGTGATTTAGAAAAATACAATTTAACGTGTGAACGCAATAGGAATAATGGTTCTAAAGGTGGTCGACCAAAAAAAACCACTGAAACCCAAAAAACCCAAGTGGTTTTTGAAAAACCCAAAAAAGCCGATAATAAGAATGATAATGATAATGATAATAATAAAGAAAATATATATAGAGCATTTAAACATTTATCTATTTCAGTTGACGAGTTTAACAAGTTATGCATTGATTATACTAAACAACAGGTTGATGATATTTTAGACCAAATCGAAAATTATTCTCAAAATAAAAAATTTAGTTCTTTATATTTGACAGCTAAAAATTGGTTAAATAGAAACCAACCTAAACAAACGGAAGGTATTTCACCTGAAGAACTGAAAGCAATTAAACTCGGATTCCTAAAACCTAAACAATGATAACACAAGAAGGCGATTGCCTACAATATCTTTTAGATTACAAAGACGGCAAAATAAAAGACGGACTAAAAATAGGTTGCGATTTAGATGAATACATTAGATTTAAACCTAACCAACTAAACATAATTCTCGGACACGATAACGTTGGTAAGACCTATTGGATTAATTGGTATTTCTTAACACTTGCACTTAAACACGATTTAAAGTTTTGCATTTGGAGCGGTGAAAATAAAAAAGCTACAATATTACGTGACTTGCTTCAGATGTATTATGGAATAAGATTTAAGGATTTAACCTATCAACAAATAAATTCAGGAATAACAATACTTGAACAGCAGTTTAAATTCATAAGCAATAAAAATCTTTACAAGCCAAATGAGTTATTGAAGTTGTTTGAAGAAAGCGAGTGCAATGTAGCATTAATTGACCCATTTACTGGGTTAGATAGACAAATGGACTTCCAATCTAACTATAATTTTTTAAATTCTTGCCGTGATTTCTGCAATAAGTTCGGAGTTACGATATACATAAACACGCATCCAAACAGCGAAAGTGGTCGCACTGGTAATATTTATCAAGAAGGCGAATATAAAGGACATTTAAAAGCACCATTAAAAGACCATATTGAAGGCGGTAAGGCTTTTTCAAATCGTTGCGATGACTTATTTGTAATTCATAGGTTAGTAAAACACGAAACAATGAAATATGTAACGTGGGTAAATGTTGAGAAAGTAAAAGATATGGACACAGGAGGTAAGCACACAGCATTGAATGACCCTATTATGTTTGATTTTAATTCAGGATTAGGATTTAAAGTTAATGGAGTTGACCCATTGCAAAGTGTAAGACCTAAAATGTCAAATAGTTTTCCAGCTAAACAACTACCTTTAATTGAACCTGATATAGTTAACGGAAAACAATTACTTTCGTTTAGCGAAAAAATGAAACAAAACCCTTTTTAATTATGAAAACAAATGAATTAAGAATAGGAAACTATTTAAACGGAAAACAAGGTCACGTTATAGTGACTGAAATTAGAACAAATAACAGTGTAAAAATACACGATAATACGAGTAGTTTTTATGTTGGAATTTGTTTGACACCTATTGAAATAACAAAAGAATGGTTATTAAAATTAGGTTTTGAATATAGTAATTTTTACAATAATTATAAAATTAAAGCAGGTAAATATTATAATTCAGTACGTTATGATTATGAAGATTGTGAATGGTGTTACAACAATGATAGTTCGGATGCAGGATGTTATTATGTTACTTCTATTAAATATGTTCACGAACTTCAAAATTTATACTTTGCATTAAATGGAGAAGAATTAAATTGATTATTATAACAAGCAAAAACACGAATAAATGGACGAATTGAATATTATATCAGCCAAAGTAGGAATACAAACTACTTTCTTGAAAGTTAAAATAAGTTTAGAAGAGATAAAGACGAACCACCCAAATAGAAAAGATATAATCGATTCAATGGAAAGAACTTTAGCAGACCTTCAAGAAATTAGTTTAGTTTACGCAACTATGGAAAAAGAATATCGAGCAGCTTTACAGCAAAATTTTAGACTTGAAAGGTTACTTCAAGAAGAGAAATTCAAAGTTCAAGATTTAAAAAGCCAATTAAATTTTAAAGATGTCACGTTGTAAAAACTGCAAAGAGAAATTTGAGCCTGTAAAGTTCCTGCAGAAATACTGCTTAAAAGATGATTGCGTTCGTGTTTGGGTAGAATCTGAAAAGGCTAAGACTTGGAAAAAGACGAAAGCAAAAATGAAAAACGATTTAGAGACTGTTCAGGAATTGATAAAAGCTACTCAAATTATTTTTAACAAGTATATCAGATTACGAGATAAAGGTCAAGTTTGTATAAGCTGCCAAAAGAAACCATTAAAAGAAAACGCAGGTCATTACTTCAATGCTAACAATCATTGGAACGTTCGATTTAATGAGTTAAATGTCCATCTTCAATGCGAACACTGCAATACCTATTTAAGTGGAAACCTAATTGAATATCGAAAAGGATTAATTAACAAGATAGGAGAAGAACAATTAACACTTTTAGAATCGGAAGGTCATAAAACACGGAAGTTTACAAAAGACGAGCTGAAAGAAATAATTAACATCTATAAAAAAAAGATAAAAGATATAAGTTAATATTAAAAAATATAATTACTTTTGAACCAACAATTAAAACTTAAATTATGAGCGTAACAAATTTTGAAGAGTTCACACACGAACTTACAAGCGAAGAAATGGAGATTCTGCCAGTAGTGGTTCACGGATTCCGAAACTACAAAAAGGCGAACCCTATTAAAAGCGAATTAATAGTAACCCGAATGAACGAATACCTAAACACGAAAGGTTATAAAATTAAAATGACTGGGGTACGTTTGCGTAAAATGGTAAACTACATACGTACAAACGGCATTATTCCTTTAATAGCTACTTCTAACGGCTACTTTACAAGCGATTGTAAGGAAACTATCCAAGAACAAATTAAAAGCCTTCAGGAACGAGCAAACAGCATTGAACGATGCGCGACTGGATTAAAGAAATTTTTATAATTTTTTTTTGATTCCATTGTTATATTAAAAAGAATAGTTATATTTGTCAAACAATTAAAATTTATATTATGAAAAACCTATTTAAAAGTTTAGCAGCATTTCAGCAAGAAGTGCCAGTAATTCACAAAGGAACACAAGGCTACGGATATTCGTATGCTGACCTTCCTAAAATCTTTGAAGTTATTAACCCGTTATTACAAAAACACGGATTAGGCTTTACCCAATTAATTAATGGTCAAACAATAGTAACGTGTTTATTCCATTGTGAAAGTGGAGAAAGCATAGAAAGTAAAACGGATATTCCGCAAGGAGTACAATTAAAAGGAATGAATGATTTTCAAGTATTAGGTTCTGCAATTACTTATTTAAGACGTTACGCACTATCTTCGATTTTAGGTATTGTAACCGATAAAGACGTTGATGCAGCTGGAGAACAAATAAAAGCCGTAAAGACGGAACCAAAGAAATTTGCTGAAAGATTAGAAGAAGAAAAAAGCAAACAAAAACAAACCATACAAGGTGAACGATTCTTAAAAGCAGTAGAAGCTATCCGTAACGGTGAATTTACAGCCGAAGAGCTACAAGCAAAGTTCGAATTAAATGAAGTTCAACAAAAAGCATTATTACTGATATGAAAATACGAGCTTCACAAATAGGAAAATTAATGACTTCCCCTAAAACAAAAGGGGAGGTTATTTCTAAAACTACAAAGACCTACATTCAAGAACTTGCAATCGAACATAAATACGGAATACGTAAGGAGTTTTGGAGCAGATATACGGATAAAGGTAACGAAGTAGAAAACGAAGGTATCGAATTGGTTAACGATGTTCTTGATTTGGGATTTATCTATAAAAATGACGAGAATCTAACCAATGATTATCTAACAGGAACGCCAGACGTAAACACGAATGAAATTCTTTTGGATGTTAAATGCAGTTGGGATGCTACAACGTTTCCGTTTTTTGAAACCGAATGCCCGAACAAAGATTATTACTACCAGCTTCAGGGTTACTTATGGTTATCAGGTAAATCTGAAGCATTACTTTGTTACTGCCTTGTAAACACACCTTTTCAAATTGTAGAGGATGAGGTTAGACGCGAACATTGGAAACAAGGATTAATAGATGAAAGTTTGGATGTAAGAGACTTTGTGCAGTCTAAACATAACTTTGACCATATCCCAAGAGAAAAACGAGTGAAAGTCTTTAAAATAGCAAAAGACGAAAGTGTAATAGAACAAATTAAAGAAAGAATAGAGTTAGCACGTGAATATTATAACAATTTAATCCAAGAATTATGAAAGAAGATTTAAAAGTAATGGGTTACTACAAGAACGTAACCAGAGACCAAGTAGTTCAAATCAAAGATTTTAAAAAAGACAAACTTTGGTACGAAACTATAAGGCAACACGAAACAAATCCTATAACGGAGTTCTGCTGTTCAGTTGAAAGATTTAAACGATTATATATTAAAACAAAGTAAAAATGGAAAAAGCAATTACAGAAACAGAATTTATAAGCATTATAGGCAACGAGGCCTACTTTAAGTTTGTAGAAGATATTTATAAGTTGTTAAAAGAAAGCGAAGCATATAAACGCCAAGATGACGTAGTGTATTATATTGGTGCTTCACCTTTAAACGAAACAATGTGGTTTCATTATGAAGCATCTTTATTTAAAAAGCTGGAGGGTGATGAGTTTGGGTTTACACGAATGATTATAACCGACGACTTAGATATGACTTTAGATCGCATTAATTACGCAAAAGACGAAATAAAAAAGAATGGCGGTAAAGATGGAATTTGGATTAATCATAAATAAATAAAAATGGAAAAAAGAGACAATTCAGGAGCGTTATTTACTAACGACAAAAGAGAAAAGGAAACGCATCCGCACTATCAAGGTAAGGCTACAATCGGAGGCGTAGAATATTATGTTTCAAGTTGGGTAAAAGACGGAGCAAAAGGAAAGTTTCAAAGCCTAAGTTTTAAACCAGTTCAGGAACAAGCGAAGCCGCAAGGCAGACCGCAATACGGAAAAGAGTTTGATGACTTTTTAAATAACCTATGAAACAACAAGCAAAGGTTTTAAGCGAAGCAAATGAACTAACGAGGTTAATGATTAGACACTACTTACAAAAACACGAATTAAGTTTAAACGCTTTTTCTAAGTTAGTAGAGATAAAACAACCTAACTTACATAAATTTATGAGTGGAAGTAGTTTATCCAGTAGGTCAATAGAAAAGCTGGGTGAGTTTTTTAGTAAATAAAAGGTTAGTCAGGATGCGAAGTATGGGTAACGCAGCCATTATCAGGTGCTCCACTGTAAAGATATGAACAGGGCGCTGGGGGTTCGAGTCCTCCCCTGACTACTAAAATTTAATTTGCCCTAAGTACACGGGAACGTAAACACAACTCACATCCCATTAGAACTGTGCGCTCAGGTTGTCCTAATCGTAAGTAGGCAAAGTTGGTAACTCTTTTAGGTGTTGTATAGCAAAAGTTACATTAAGGCGGAACGTAAAAAATTCCGCTTTTTTTTTAAATAATTTTGTAGTTATATTAAAAAGTATTATATTTGTTCAACAATTAAAACTAAAAATTATGAAAGATTTATTTAAAAAATGCCCTGAGTGCGATGCAGCTGGTTATGTAACTATCGATATTAACGATACTGATATACCTTACGAGCAAAATGAAATTGATTATACTTGTATGGTATGTGATGGAACTGGCGGAGTAGTAGATAAAGACGAACTACTTGAGAAAATAGACCAAGTAAACGATTTAATACAAGGTATGCAGGTAAGAATGCGTTGCCATTCCGATACTATTAAGCATTGTAAAAAAGGTATGTTAGACCAATTAGCAGAAAAATACGTCTATAAATTAGAAATTTGTAGTTTAGCTTTAGGGCGTTTGATGAACTATAAAAGAAAATTGTATAACTTAGTTGCGTGAGATATTTAACTATACTTTTATTTCCTTTTATAATAGCCTTATTCGTTTTGGATAGGGCTGTTTTACTTTTTGCGTGGAACATTCCAAGTATTACGATTCATAAATGGTTGTTTAATGAGGTTGAAATGGGTAAAAGTTTAGTTCGTGTTATTATAGGAATGATTGTTGTTTTAATGTTTATTTTAATTGGACTCTAATCAATTTCTGAATGACTTGTATGTTGAACATAAACACTGGATTAAGGTAGTTAAATCGTTTGGCGAGTATAGTTTAGCAGAGGATATAGTGCAAGAGATGTATTTAAAGTTAGCAAAACACGAAAACAAAGAAAGATTTTACCGAAATGGAGTTATTTACAAGGGGTTTGTGTGGGTTGTTTTAAGAAATATGTACTACGACTTTGAAAAATCTAAACAAAGGCTTCAAAAAGTCGATATAACGGAGGCAATACAATTAATAGATGAAAGCGAACCAACCGAAAAGACGGAAGCACAAATAGAATTAGAAAATAAAATAAACGAAACAGTAAATAGTTGGCATTGGTACGACAAATTACTATATGAACTTTACCGAGATACTGGAATGAGTACACGCCAAATACAAAAATGCACTGGAATAAGTTTTAAGTCAGTATGGCAAACGTTAAAATACTGCAAGGATAGTTTAAAAATAGAAGTAGGCGAACATTATGAGGACTACAAAAACGAGGATTATGAATTAATAAAATAAAAACATGGCAAGAAAAAGACGAACTAAAGCTGAAATATTAGCAGCACAAAGTGAAGGATTAGGAGATACAGTAGAAAAGGTATTAGAAGCAACTGGAGTAGCAAAGGTAGCTAAATGGTTATTAGGTGAAGATTGCGGGTGCGATGAACGCAAAGCAAAGTTAAACGAGTTGTTTCCGTACAGAAAGGCGAAGTGTTTAGAACAAGCTGAGTACGATTGGTTAAAAGAATGGTTTGACAAAAAGGCGGAAGCAATAAAACCAAGTGAACAAAAAACAATACTTGCAATTCATTCAAGAGTGTTTGGAGTACGTAACGAACCAACAAGCTGCGGGTCATGTATTTTAGAAAGAGTAAACCAATTAAAACAAGTTTATAACACTTACGAAGATGCCAATTCCTAAACCAACAGCAGAAGAAACAAAGTCGGATTTCATTCAACGATGCATGACTGATGACACAATGGTAAGTGAATACGAAGACATAGACCAACGTTTAGCAGTTTGTTCTACAAGTTATGAAGATAACCTTTCCAAAAACACGAACGAAAAAAGTGTGTAGCTTAATTCTTAAAAGCGATTATTACATAGTATTTATGAATCCAAGTAAACATAAATCAGACTGGAACGCTTTAAGATTAATAATGAAAGTAGCAGAAATAAACTACTGTGTGTTTATTGATTACAAGTTGTATTCTTTAGAAATACACGCAGTAACAAAAGACGAATTCAACACATATAAATATAATTCTAATTAAATGAAGTTAGTTAAAATAAGTGAGGTTAAACCAAACCCAAAGAACCCAAGAATAATAAAAGACGGAAAATTTAATAAGTTAGTAACTTCAATAAAGGAGTTCCCTGATATGCTAAATAAACGACCTTTAATCGTTTTTACGGACGTAGATAATAAATACGTTGTCTTGGGTGGTAATATGCGTTTAAAAGCGTGTAAAGAGATAGGATTAAAAGAAATACCAATTATAGTAGCAGACGAATGGACTGAGGAACAAAAACACGAATTTTTAATAAAAGACAACGTAGGTTTTGGAGAATGGGAATGGGATGCACTTGCAAACGAATGGGATTCTGAAAAGTTAAATGAGTGGGGATTAGAAGTTCCTATATTTAATAACGATATAAATTTGGAAGATTTTTTTGAAGAGAATAACGAATCAAAAGAACAGAAAAATAAAATTATTTTAGAATATACGGATGAAGATTTTGAAAGTGTAACCGAAGCATTTAAAAAACATAGCGGAAGCAAAGAACAGATAGTTTTTAAATTATTAGGTTTATGAAAATTTTTTTAGCAGGAAGTGGATGGAATCAGCATTGTTGGGAAAATAGAGATTTTTTTGATTTTAATAGACTTGAAAGTTTTGTTTATATAAAAGGTGAAGAAAAAAATATATTAAAATATAATATGTTTTTATTGGATAGTGGTGCGTTTACTTATATGAATAAATCAGGTTCGAACTTAAATTGGGATAATTATATAGTTGAATATGCTAATTTTATTAATAAATACAATGTAAAATATTTTTTTGAATTAGATATTGATTCAATTGTAGGAATAAAAGAGGTTGAGAGATTAAGAAATAAACTTGAAAAATTGACAAATAAACAGTGTATTCCTGTATGGCATAAGTCAAGAGGGTTAGAATATTGGAAACAAATGTGTAAAGAATATAATTTTATTGCTATTGGTGGAATTGTTACTAAAGAAATAAAAAGCAGTCAATACAATATTTTTTTTCCATTATTAAAAATAGCACAACAAAATAACTGTAAAGTTCACGGATTAGGATTTACAAATTTAAAAGGATTAGAAAAATATAAATTTTATTCTGTTGATAGTACATCATGGTTATCGGGCAATAGATTTGGTTCTGTTTATTGGTTTGATGGAAAAACAATGAAAAAACGAAATAAAGAAATAGGACAAAGAGTTAAAACAAATATGACGGCTCTAAATAATTTTAACGAATGGGTTAAATTTTCAAAATACGCAGAAAACAATTTATGAAAACAGTAATTTTATTAAGCGGAGGTCAGGACTCAACAACCTGTTTATATTGGGCAAAAAAACATTTTAAAGAGATTTATGCTATTGGATTTGATTACGGACAAATGCATAAACAAGAATTAATACAGGCTCAAAAAATAGCGAATAATATTGATGTTAATTATAAAATATTTGACGTAAAAAATTTACTTGCGCCGAGTAGTTTAACAGAAAACACAAATCACAATAAAAAAAGTAAAATTAATCAAGAATTACCAGCAAGTTTTACAGCTGGAAGAAATATTTTATTTTTGACTATTGCAGGTTCTTATTGTGCTGAAATTAGAGCAAATAATATAGTTACGGGAGTGTGTCAAACGGATTACTCAGGATACCCAGATTGCAGACAGACAACTATTGATGCAATTGAATTATCTTTGAGCCTCGGATTGGGAATTGGAGACGTTAAAATACACACTCCTTTAATGTATTTGAATAAAGCAGAAACATGGAAAATGGCAAAAGATTTGAATTGTTTAGATGTAATAATAAATGATACATTAACAGATTATAATGGAAATATGATAAAAAATGAGTGGGGTTATGGATTAAATAATAATCCAGCAACTGAATTAAGAGTTAAAGGTTATTATGAAGCAAAACAAAAAGGATGGTTATGATAATAGAAAAAAAATATCACTTTTACGCAGCGCATAGAAATAAAGCTGGTGGTGAAAAATGTGGTCGCATTCACGGGCATACTTACAAAGTAAAATGTAAGTTTAAATTTGAACAAATTAACGAAGGAGGAATTACATTTTTATTTTCAGATATTGATAAATTGGTTGAACCAATTATAAAAGAATATTGTCACTGGTTTTTATTATATGAAAACGACCCACTGGTGTTTGTTTTGGAGTTAGCAAATGAACCAATTAAAAAACTACCTTTTGAAACCTCAGCAGAAAACATGGCAATTTGGTTATTTACACGAATACAAAACGAAACAGGTTTAAAAATAACCGAAATACAATTAGCAGAAACAGAATCTTCAAACGTTATTTATGAAATTAAAAGTAAGTGAAATTTTTTATTCCCTTCAAGGTGAGGGAGCCAGAATAGGAACGCCAACAATATTTATAAGATTACAAGGTTGCAAAGCAAAAAATGCTTGTTTTTCGGCTGGAATAAAATGCGATACTGAATTTGAAAGCGGCAAAGAAATGAAAATCCAAGAAATTGAAAATTGGATTAGTGAAAACGCAAATGGATGTAAAGAAATTACTTGGACTGGTGGTGAACCTTTAGACCAATTAACTTTTGAAATTATTTGTTATTTTAAACAAAACGGATATTATCAAGCAGTAGAAACAAGCGGTCTTCATCCTGCACCCGAAGGCTTAGATTTTATCTGTGTTTCTCCAAAGGTAGCAGAACACGTAATAAAAAAAAACTTTCAAAACGGAGTAAGTGAATTACGTTATGTAAGACATAAAGGTCAATCTATTCCCGAACCAAGTATACAAGCAAATCATTATTGGTTAAGTCCGCATTCAGATGGTTTTAACATAAACACGGATAATTTAAAACATTGCATTGACTTATGTATACAAAATCCAAAATGGAAATTATCACTTCAAAATCATAAAATATGGAATATATTATAAACAGCCCTGAATGGCATTTTAAAGCTATTTTAGAACATTTAGGAGAAGATACTAATCGAGAAGGTTTAAAAGATACACCAAAGCGTTACATCAAATTTATGCGTGAATTTTTAGAACCAAAGGAATTTAATTTTACAACTTTTGATGCTGAAGGAACTGATGAAATGATAATTCAAACAAATATTCCTTTTTATTCGATATGTGAACACCATACTGCACCATTTTTTGGTACTGCTGACGTAGCTTATATTCCTAATGAAAAAATAGTAGGTTTAAGTAAATTAGCACGAACGGTTGATTTATACGCAAATCGTTTTCAAAACCAAGAAAGAATAACATCACAAATTGCAGAACGATTACAAAACGAACTTAATCCAAAAGGAGTAGCAGTTCATTTAAAGGCGCAGCACCTTTGTATGTGTATGCGAGGCGTTAAAAAACATGATACATGGACATCAACATCCAAAATGTTAGGAGTATTCAAAACTGATTTAAACGCTCGTAATGAATTTTTAAATTTAATAAAATAAACAACGAAATTACAACGTACAATGGGATACGATAAAAAAAAGATATACGAACAAGCAAAAGAAATGATTGTTAAACACCGATTGTTTTTTTTTGATGATATTATAGCCTACCTTCCTATTTCCTCCAGTACATTTTATGCTTGGGAAATGGAAAAATCGGAGGAGCTAAAAGAATTATTAAACCAAAACAGAACTGAATTAAAAGTTTCAATGCGTTCAAAATGGTATAAGTCAAACGCACCAGCTTTACAAATGGCGTTAATGAAACTGATTGCTTCACCTGAAGAGCTACGTAAATTGGCAATGAACCACACGGTAACCGAAGAAGCTGAAAAACCTATATTTAATAAACTTGATATAGATGTTGACTAAAACAACAGCGCAGAAAAAAATAGCACAATTAAAAAAAAGAATTAGAATTATCCAGGGCGGAACTTCAAGTTCGAAAACGTTTACAATACTTACTTTTTTAATTCAGTATGCTATTGATAACCCGAACAGCGAAATATCGGTAGTTGCTGAATCAATACCACATATTAAAAGAGGAGCATTAAAAGATTTTATAAAAATAATGCGATGGATAGGTAATTTTAACGAAGGTAATTTCAATCAGTCAAGTCTCACATATCGATTTAATAAAGGCAGTTACATTGAATTTTTTAGCGCAGACCAACCCGACAAATTAAGGGGTGCAAGGCGTGATATTCTATTTATAAACGAATGTAACAACGTAAACTTTGAAAGTTTCCAGCAGCTTAATATTAGAACAAAGAAATTTGTTTACTTAGATTTTAACCCTACCAGCGAATTCTGGGTACATACCGAACTAAAAGACGAACCTGATGCAGACTTTATAATTCTAACCTACAAAGACAACGAAGCTCTTGACAAGTCAATTATTGACCAAATAGAAAAGAATAGAGAAAAAGCTCTTACAAGCACTTATTGGAGTAATTGGTGGCGTGTATATGGTTTAGGTGAAATAGGAATGTTAGAAGGCGTTATATTCAGCAACTGGAAACAAATAGACAAAGTTCCAAGTGATGCGAGATTGATAGGAATAGGACTTGACTTTGGATATACAAACGACCCAACAGCAGCCGTTGAAGTTTATACATGGAATGGTCAAAGAATCTTAAACGAACTTGTTTACAAAACAGGAATGATAAACAGCGACATAGCTAAAGTGCTACCTGGTAACGTACCAATTTATGCGGACAGCTCAGAACCTAAGTCAATCGAAGAAATAAGAAGATACGGAAAGACGATTAAAGGCGTAACAAAAGGCAAAGACTCAATAAACTTCGGTATTCAAATAATGCAAAGCCAAGAGTATTTGGTAACCTCAAACAGCACTAATCTAATCAAAGAATTGCGCGGTTACATTTGGGACACTGATAAAACTGGCGTTCGTCTTAATAAGCCTATCGACTTTAATAACCACTCAATAGACGCAATCCGTTACCACGAAATGGAAGTGTTGGGAGTTAACCCTCATTATGGGCAGTATTTTATTCATTAATTTACATAAATGACAGATGACCTACCGTTAATGGTGCGCATAGTTGAGAAATTCATCTTAGAAAAAAAAGGTATTAGGGTTAGGATAGTGTTTGATGATCCTATGAAAATACGAATACATACTCAAATGTTAGCGAAAGCGTTTGATATTGCCTTAGCTTACTACAATTATCAAATATAAAGTTAAATAATTATGACAACGGAAATAGTAATTCCTACAAGTTTAAGTGAAATTCCATTAATGAACTATCAAAAGTTTATAAAACTTGTTGAGGGTTCAAACGATGAAGAGTTAATAGCACAAAAGTCTATTGAGATTTTCTGCGGTTTAAATATGAAAGACGTATTAAAGATTAAATGGAGCGATGTTGTTGGGTTAGCGAATCATTTTAACGAACTATTCCAGCAAAAGACGGAGTTCAAAACAACATTTAAAATACAAGGTATGGAGTTTGGCTTCATTCCTAATCTCGAGGATATGAGTTTCGGTGAGTATGTAGACTTAGACCATAATATCGGTAAGGTCGAAAGTTTCCATAAAGCAATGTCGGTTTTATACAGACCGATAACCAAAAAGACGAAACAAGGCACGTATGAAATAATGGGTTATTCAGGAACGGATGAATTTGCCGAACTAATGAAATACGCTCCGTTAGATATTGCAATGGCTGCTTCGGTTTTTTTTTATCGTTTAGGAAACGACTTAGTTCAAGCTACGCTTATCTCTTTGGAGCAGGAGATGATGAAGAACAAGGAGCTACAAACGACTATTCAGAGCGCGCTCAGTTCAACAAGCAATGGGGATGGTATAATTCAATCTATGCACTCGCTAAAGGAGATGTTACAAAGTTTGATGAAGTTACCAAATTGGGAATACGGAAGTGCCTTACCTACCTTACTTACGAAAGACAAAGAACTGAAATAGAGAATAACGAATTAAAAAGAAAAATGAGACATGGGTAACTATTATAATTTACTTGACACTTTAAAAGGACACTTCGATAACGACGCGTTTATTAATACGGTTACTGAAGGCGATATATTTGCGGTTGATTTATCTAAGCAAACTATTTTTCCGTTGGCTCATTTGATAGTTAATTCAAGTTCAATTGAAAATAATATCATTCGTTTTAATGTATCTATTTTATGTATGGATATTGTTGACATTTCAAAGAACGAAAACACGAATATATTTATCGGAGACAATAACGAACAAGACGTTTTAAATACAATGTTTGCTGTTCAAAATAGACTTTACGAAAGTCTAAGACGTGGAGACTTATTCAGCGATAATTTTATGGTTGACGGCAACGCAACAGTAGAACCATTTGCAGAAAGATTTGAAAACTATTTAGCAGGTTGGACAATGACCTTAGATATTTTAGTTCCTAACTCAATGACAATTTGCTGATGAGTGAAGTTCTAAAGGCTTTAGAGAAATTCAGAGATGAGGTTGTTAAGGAAGCAAAAGCCGAACTTAAACGCCAAAATAAAAACTCGTCTGGTAAATTAGCACAATCAATACAAGGCGAGGTTAAAGAGTTTCCTAACTCAATAGGTATTTACTTTGACATGGAGGATTACGGGAACTTTCAGGATAAAGGAGTTTCTGGTACAGATAAAAAATACAATACAGATTATTCATATAAATCAGGTTTATCAAATAGACCAAGCCCAAGACATTTTGATAAATGGGTAGTTCGTAAAGGGTTAGCACCGAGAACAAAAAGTGGAAAATTCGCTTCGCGTTCAGGAATTAAATTTGCTTTGGCAGCGCATATACAAAAATACGGAATCAAACCTTCTTTATTCTTTACTAAGCCATTTGAGAAAGCATTTAAAAAGCTTCCTGATGTATTAATAGATAAATACGGATTAGACGCCGAAACGCTTTTAAATTCAATATTAAATCAAAACTTAAAAAATATAAAATGAGTATTTTTGCACGTTCACCTTTTATAGTAACAATAGCCGAATCTGGACAAGAAGGTTCAAAGATAGAATTAAGAATTTGGAATGGCACTGGTTCAGCTCCAACAGACCCTCAATATACACTTAGCAAATTAATTCCAGCTTCAAACAACGTAAACACGTATTATAATATCTCACCTTACATTCGTGAATACCTAAATTTTGATGAACGTCAAACTAACTGGAATAACAATACAACTACTCCAACAGCTCAATGGTGTAACGTGCAAGTAAAACGTTATAAATTAGACGGAACAACTTACACTTTATTAGACACTACAAGCTATAAAGCATTTGATGGGTTTGGTTATTATGAGCAAGGTTATAACCCAACTTTAAGCTACGATATTTTACATGATGAAGGGACTTTCTTTTATGCTTATGATTCTAATATTAATCCAAGCACAAACACGGATTATAGAAGTAACTTTATAACTGTAGCTACAACCTCAACAGCAGTAAGCGCAAGATGGACTAATTTAAGAACTGGAGCAACTCAAGTTCAATCAATAAGCAATAGTTCAGTAATTGATGTTCGTAAAGTTCATCAATCTTATTATGCAGATGGAAACAAGTTAGAAATATTTTATGTTTTGTCAGGTGTTGTTTTATATACTGCATATTTTGAGCCTTATTTAAACTGTAAGTATACTCCGATTGTATGCGACTTTGTAAACAAGTATGGAGGTTGGCAAAGGACGTGGTTTTTCGGCGCTTCTAATGATACGTTAAGCGTTGAAAAGACGGATTATAATTTAATGCAAGGAACTTTTCCTAATTACAGCACTTTAGTAGGACAAAGAAAATCATTTAACGTAAACGGCAAAAAAACAATTAAAGTAAATACAGATTGGGTGCGTGAAGACTTTAAAGAAATAGTTAAGCAGTTAATGTTGAGTGAAAGGATATTACTTAATTCTTTGCCAGTAAAACTAAACACGCAAAGCACGGAGTTATTCAAAAGCATAAACACGAAAATGATTAACTACCAAATGGAGTTTGAATTTGCTTACAATGCAATTAACAATGTAATATGAATCGGATAGTAGGCGTATTTATAGAGGGTGTTCAAGTAGAGTTATTCAACGACGAACAAATAAACGTTACTTCAAGCGTTCAAAACATTTCGGATATATCAAAAGTATTTACTGACTTTTCGCAAAGTTTCACCGTTCCTGCTACGCCTCATAACAACGAGATATTTGAACACTTTTATCAATCGGACGTAAACCCAACAATAGATCCTAATATAAGGCGTTCAGCATTTATAGAAATAGACCTTACTTTTTTTAGACGTGGTAAAATACAACTTGAAAAGTCTAACTTAAAAAACGGACAAGTAGAAAGCTACACTATAACATTTTATGGCGACATACTTTCATTAAAAGACAAGTTTGGTGAGGATAAATTAAAAGACTTAGATTTTAGTAGTTTAGAATTTGCCTTTACTGGAACTAATATTTATAATAGAATAACTGACACGTCAACAGATTACGATGTTCGCTATCCGTTAATTGCAAGTACAAGGTTATGGACTTATTTTCATGGAGCGCAAGACATAACGCAAAACGCTCATGCTATCCAATACGATGAACTTTTTCCTGCTGTCAAAGTAAGTAAGATATTTGAAGCTATTGAAGATAAATACGGAATAACATTTCAAAGTTCTTTTTTTAATGACCAAAGATTTACAAGGTTGTTTTTATGGGGCAAAAACACGAATGAATATACTTGGGTAAGTGAACAATCTGATATTTTAATAGACCAAATTATAGCAACTGTTATTGCAGACCCTGATATTCCTGACCCTTCTTCACTTGAATATGTAAATATTTACGAAGATTATATTAATATAAAATACGCACCGATACCAACTCAAACGCATACAGTATATTTTGAGGTTTTAAATTTATCGGCAGCAGGGACTTTTTATATTGATGTTTTCCAAGATGGGAACTACAACCAAACAATAACTGAAGATACTACTGGCAATTTCGGAAACGTATCTTTTCAAAATACAATTGGTTTAGATACTAAATTAACATTTAAGTTAAGAGCAACAGCACCTATGAATGTTGATTTAAATATTATTTATCAAATAACAAGCAATCAAGGATTAAGTAATATAGCGCAAATAAGTACAGTTCAAACAGCACTAACAGGAAACGTGAATTTAAATAACGTTGTTCCAGATATGAAAGTTGAGGATTTTTTACGTGGTGTTTTATTAGATTTCAATATGACTTGCGTAGGCGTAGAAGAAAATGTTTATCAAGTATTGCCTTTAGATTTATGGTATAGTCAAGGAGCTATTGTAGATATAACCGAATATACGGATTTAGACTCAATAGATATTGAACGAGTTAAGCTATTTAAGAAAATAAACTTTAAATATCAAGAAAGCGAATCGTTTGTAAACAAAAACTATTTTAGGACTTATAATCAAC